AGGGACGACGATGATCCGCTTCAGCCCGGTGAGTTCCGCGATGTGGACGCTCCCGGAGGGGCTATTCGTGACAGCCTGATGCCGCTGCCATTTAAAGGTCCTGATTCAACATTGTTTCAATTACTGGGGTTTGTTGTCGATGCAGGACGTAGATTTGCCACCATCACGGATATGAAGGTCGGTGACGGCAATCAGCAGGCTGCTGTAGGCACAACTATAGCATTATTGGAACAGGGCTCACGGGTGATGAGTGCGGTGCATAAGCGCCTGCATTACGCGATGCGTTTAGAGTTTAAGATCTTATCAAGGGTAATGAGCGAGAGTTTACCGGGTGAATATCCCTATTCTGTTGAGGGAGCGGATAGTGCGGTCAAGGCAACAGACTTTGATGATAGGGTAGATGTTATACCGGTTTCGGACCCTAATGTCTTTTCACAAGCACAAAGGATTGCGTTAGCACAAACGAAGCTACAGTTAGCAGGGGCCGCGCCTGATCTGCACAATATGTATGAAGTATATCGGGATATGTATGATGCTTTGGGTGTTAAGGATACCGATAGAATTATGAAGCGTGTGCCCGATGAGGAGCCTACTCCAAAAGATCCTGCACAGGAAAACATAGATGTTATGGACATGGTGGTGTTGAAAGCGTTTCAGGGACAGGACCATGAGTCTCACATTATGGCGCATTTGGTGTTTGGAGCGTCTCCTATGATTGGCGGTATGCCGGCATTAGCTATGGCTCTACAAAAGCACTGTATTGAGCACGTACAGATACAGGCAGAAGAGATGGCGATGATGGAGATGCGTAATCAGGGACCGATGGCGCCTGAACAGCAGGAGATGCTGATGGAGGCGATTAAGGCTAAGTTTGTAGCGCAGGGTATGCAGCAGTTGAGACAACTATCACAACAGGCCTCGGGTCAGGGACCAGATCCACTGGTGCAGCTCAAGGAGAAGGAGTTGCAGCTTAGAGCACAGGCAGAACAGAATGATGCGCAGAACGATCAGGCGAAGCTTAATCTTGATGCACAGAATCAAAGATTACGTGCCGATCAGTTTCAACAGCGGTTGGCAAGTCAGGAACGACAGACCGCAGCACGTATAGATGCAGCGATGCAAAGGGAGTTTATTAAATCGAAAGGACAGTAATTATGGGTAAAACAGATATGTCATATTATAAAGATCTCGCGATTAGAATAGCAGGAGCGAATCTTGGTTCAACGGCGGAAAAATTGGCGACGGGAAGATCCACTCTTATTGGCTCCGCAGTGGGTTCAAAATTTTTAAAAGATAAATTCACTAAACCAAAAGTAATTAAAAAGAAAAAAGGCGGTAAGGTGAAGTAATCTCATGCAACTACGGGAAAAACTATGTTCGATCCAGTCACTATTTCTGCGGCTGTAGCCACCGCAAGCACGGCTTTCTCCGGTATAAAGCGCGCTTTTCAGGCAGGGCGTGATTTAGAGTCCATGACACAGGATCTGTCAAGATGGATGGGTGCTGTATCTGACGTAGATGCAGCGCATAAATCGGCAAAGAATCCTACAATGCTTCGTAAAGTATTCGGCGGTGGTACGGTAGAACAAGAGGCCATTGAGGCTTTCGCAGCAAAAAAGAAGCTAGAAGAGCAGCGATACGAGCTACAACAGTTTATTAAGTTTACGCATGGAACGGCTGCGTGGGATGAGCTATTACGTATGGAGGGGCAGATACGGAAGCGTAGACAGCAGGAGATATATGATAAAAAGATATTTAGAGAAAAGGTTATTGGCATCGTGGCACTTACCGTTGTGCTTGCTGTTGGCTTGGGTCTTCTTGGCCTCTTCGTCTACTCCCTTATGGGACTCGACAGGGGATGGTTCGACTAAGTGTGTACGTAAACAAGGCGGTCAGGAAACATTTGAATGGCTTTGTGCGCACGAAGGTGTGATATATTTAGCACAATCAGAAAATATTATTCAGTGTTTTAGCTGTTTTTTAAAAAAATTTAGTGACTGGACTTGGGAGCAAGAGATTAGACGCGGTGTGCGTGAGGACCCAAAATATGTTACGTGCAGACGATATAAAAGAAAAAAAGCCAAGAATGGACAACACGTTTGTCTATACAAAGGCGCAAATGATACATATACTTTGGTTGTAGAGGGTGAGTGTCCCGTGGAGTTTCAATGTAAATATGAGCCGGGGGGTCAGGAACCTAATATAGACAGCGTAGTGGATTCATTAAATGAAAGCTTTAAAAAATGACACCAGAAACACTTAACAGATGGCAAATAGTTCCCAGATTTATGATGATTGTTATGACATTAGTTTATATAAGATGCATAGAGTATGCATTAGCACAACCAGAATTAAGCACACAGATGGCATCTCTGATATCGGTTGTAACTGGAGCGATGACAGGAAGTTTTGCCGTATTCATAAACAAAGAATCAAAAGGAGGAGAGATAAAAGATGGCAGCAAATAGAAGAGGAGATTTTGCTACTTTAACACATAGAGGTAGGCAAAAGAAAAAGTTAGGCGGTGGTGACAAAGAGTTAAAGTCTTTGGAAAAACAATTAGCTTCTTTAGAAAATAACATTTATGGTGTTCCTCGTATTATTGCAGAGGATGCAAAGAAACTAAAACTAGATAAAGATAAAGGTAGTATACGTTATACTAAACCAATATATCATCCTGATGGAACAGTCACGCCCGGGATGCCCATACCACCAAAGGATTAATTATGATACAAGCACTTATAGGTTCTATTGGTAGTCTTGCTTCTTCTTATTTAGAGGGTAAGACGGCTATACAAAAGGCTGAAGCCACTATACGTATGAAAGAAGCAACGGGCGAGATTGATTGGGATCTTGCAGCAATGCGTGCTTCACAGTCTTCGTGGAAGGACGAATGGTTGACCCTGCTCTTCAGTATTCCTCTGGTGCTTAGTTTTTGTGGGGAGTGGGGCCGAGGTATAGTGTCTGATGGGTTTGAGGCACTCGCGGGTATGCCCCAGTGGTATCAAATCGCGTTAGGAGCTATTGTATCGGCGAGCTTTGCCACACGCTCTGCTTCTAAGCTTTTTAACATGAGGAAAAAGAAATAGACTCCACCAAGTGTGATGTCTGTGGCCACGATATGGAAACCGTAGACGGAAGTTTACGTTGTAAATATTGTCAATACTTCTATGATATGAACAAAGAGTGGATTGATTTTGTCCACAAAAAGCAGGAGAAACAAGATGGCATTCAAACTATCAAACAGGAGTCTGTCGAAACTGGAGGGCGTAAGCAACGATCTGGTCGAGACAGTAAAAAAGGCGATTGAGCTGACATCCGTCGATTTTGGCGTGATTTATGGACCCCGAACTATTACAGAACAAGAGAAACTTGTAGCCACGGGTCGCTCACAAACTATGAAGTCAAAGCACTTATTACAAGATGATGGCACGGCACACGCCGTCGATTTAATGGCGTACCAAGACGGAGCGCCGTGTTGGGAAATTCAGGTCTATGATGAGATAGCCGATGCTATGAAAGAAGCGGCTGTGCGTACAGGTACTAAAATTAGATGGGGCGCCGCATGGCAAATAGATGACCTTCGTGACTGGGATGGCACGGCAGAAGAGGCCATGAATGCGTATATTGACCTACGTCGCTCACAAGGCCGCCGTCCGTTTATCGATGGTCCGCACTTCGAAAAGAACTAGACAAGCCTTATATTTTCGCATAATACTAAATTAAGTCTTATCTGGAGTTAAATTTTGGACGGAGTACAACTGGCACAGGCCATTTATAGAATAATTGATGACCGTAAGTCTTTTGTGCAAGAACAATTACTTTTTGACCAGATAAAAAATATGGATCAATATCGTGAGATGATGGGCAATCTATCCGCCCTAAATCATGTGGAACAGGAACTCAAGAGCCTGCTAGATAAACAGGAGCGTTTAAATGAATAAAGAAACCGTAGCCGACGCCTATGTGGAGGCCAAAGACAAAGTCTTAAATCCCGAGGCGTTAAGTTCAACACTTTTAGAAAGAATGCCCACCCCGACTGGGTGGCGACTTTTAATTCTACCCTACAAAGGTAAAGGCAAAACAGAGGGCGGTATTTACTTACCGGACCAAGTTGTCGAAGAAAATACCGTATCTACACAGGTTGGGTATGTATTAAAGGTTGGAGACTTAGCTTTTAAGGACAAAGAAAAGTTTCCTACAGGGGCATGGTGTGAAGCGGGTAATTGGGTTATGTTTGCCCGATATGCCGGGTCACGCTTTAAAATAGATGGGGGCGAGGTAAGGATACTTAATGACGACGAAATCCTTGCAAAGATACTCGAGCCCGAAGACATTTTACATTTCTAGGAGTAAATAATGGCAGAGCAACAAATAGAACTTGAGCTTGAAGAAGAGCAGGACACTGAAGTAGAGGTAAAGCAGGACGAAAAAGAGGAGGAAAAGGTGGAGGCTGTCGAGGCCGAGAAACCAGACAACTTCGAAAAAGCGGAATCTGCAACACAGAAGCGTATTGATCGTTTGACCAAAAAGATGCGTGAGGCAGAACGTCAGCGCGAAGAAGCAATAAATTATGCACAAAAAGTGCAAGCAGAATCTACAGAACTTAGAAACCGTATGAATACTTTGGATACAAACTATGTCACAGAGTATAGCACACGGGTAGAATCTCAGATGACGGCAGCCGAACAGGAAATGGCTAAGGCTATGGAAGTAGGCGACACAAACGCTGTTGTTGAGGCGCAACGTAAAATCACCGCATTAGCGATTGAGAATGACAGAGCGCAGCAGGCTAAACAACAACAGGAGCGGTTGGCTAAACAACAACAAGAGCAGCCCCAACCGCAACAACAAGTACAACAACCTGCACGAAAACCATCACCAAAGGCTGAAGCATGGGCCTCCAAAAACGATTGGTTTGGGCAGGATGAGGCGATGACATATGCGGCTTTTGGTATTCATAAAAAATTAATTGAGGAAGAAGGGTTTGACCCGAACTCCGATGAGTACTATACTGAACTCGACAGACGAGTGCAGACAGAGTTTCCGCATAAGTTTAACGGGGGAAGCAAACGACCCGCTCAGACGGTAGCTTCCGTGTCCCGCACAACCACTGGGCGCAGTAGTAGTAAAAAGGTTAGACTCACCCCTAGCCAAGTTGCAATAGCTAAAAAATTGGGTGTGCCACTTGAAGAATACGCGAAATACGTGAAGGAGTAAGTTAAATGGCTGAAGAACAAAATGAAATGTTTGAAAATACTGTGAAGCGAACTTCTCGCGCTGAACAAACTAGGGAGAAGTCGGTTAGGCGTAAACCATGGGCTCCCCCATCTATGTTAGACGCACCACCTGCGCCTGATGGTTTTAAGCATCGTTGGATCAGAGCGGAAACCCGTGGATACAATGATACTAAAAATATCAGTGCAAAAATGAGAGAGGGTTGGGAATTAGTTCGAAAGGATGAGTTTCCTGATTTTGAAGCCCCTGTCATAGACTCAGGTAAATATGAGGGTGTATTTGGCGTAGGAGGATTGCTTCTTGCTCGAATACCTGTTGAAACTGTAGCAGAAAGAACGGATTACTTTTCACAAAGAAATGCGGATCAGATGACAGCAGTGGATCAGGATATGATGAGGGAGAACGCACATTCAACAATGACAATCAGTAAACCTGATCGTCAATCTCGCGTGACCTTTGGAGGTTCACAGAAATGAAACTTTTTTTAATAGGAGGCCCAAATGGCTAATAGTCTTACTGGAGGTTATGGTTTACGTCCTATTGGAATGACAGGTGCCGGTTATAATTCTACTGGTACAACTACCTATGAGATTG